TCGGTTCCCCCACCTTCACCCCGGCGCACCTGGAGCGCGTGAGGGAGGTTGTTCTCGACGCCTACGGTGGATGGGATGGGACCGTCCTTGAAGACTTCCTAGCTGCCGTCTGCGCCGCCCTCGCCCAGCCGCAGGAGCAGGAGCAAGACCATGAGTAGCTGCGACTTCGCGGACCTCAAGCCGGGGATGGTGTGCGAGCACGAGGACGGCACGCGCAGAGTCGTCCACGCCCTTGACCCCTCCGCCGTTAACCGTGGGGGACATGTCTACTGGAGTCGCTCTTGGCCGGACGGTTCCCGCGACGGCCTGCATAGCGCAACCTCAAAGGAATGGAACCGCTGGGCCGCCCGCGCCCGCGTGGTGGAGCAAGGGGAGGGGGAGTGATGCGCAAGCGAACCCCCTGGGCCAGAATCTATGAGGCCGGGCTCAACGGAACCGGGTGCCGCCTCTCCGTCGAGGACGTGGGTGCATTGATGATGGACCACGCGATCACCACCCGCGGATCACTGGATCTGGAGGCGATCAAGGAAGGACGTGACCCATACGAGGAAGAGGGTGCCAATCCACACTTTGGCTTGCGCCCCTCAGAGCCGAGGGGGGAGTGATGCTTGAAAGGCAATGGATGATCGCACGTTACCGATGGCGCTTCCGAGTAGTCCCCTGGATAAAGCGGCGGACCATCTGCGCCGTGCGGGGCCACGACCTGGGGCAGATCGAATGGATCTACTACAACGGCTGGCCGTACCATCGACCATGCAAGACGTGCGGAGTCGAGGTCGGGTGCCGATACGAGAGCCTGCGTGGAATCTACGAATACGAGCCCGGCTACAGGCACGATGGTCGGTACGGAATCGACATGTTCGTGGACGAAGCCATGGAGGCGCAGGGGACCCCCTCAGAGCCGAGGGGGGAGTGATGTCTTACATGCCCGAACTTCACACGTGTTGTGTTTGCAAGTGCGATCTCGGCCCCGAAGACGGTGACGGAATCTGCGGCGCTTGTGATGCCAACGACGAGGACGAGGAGCAACCCCCCGCCTACACAGAGCAGCAGATCCGGGAGGCGGCGCGCAAGATCGAGGCGTCGTGGCACGAAAAGGTCCCGGCGTACAAGCGTGTAGGCTACCGCGAAGACATCGATCTGTTACTCGCAGCCCTCAAGGGGCAAGGAAAACAACTATGACTGAAAAAGATCCCCTGGCTGACCGCCTCGCCGCCCTCCTCAACGAGGTGTCCCGAGAGCAGGACTCAGACACGCCCGACTTCATCCTCGCTGAGTTCATGGTAGGCGCCCTGGAGGCGTTCGAGCTTGGCGTGAACAGGCGCGAACGGTGGTATGGCCGACCGCACAATGCAGTCCCCACACTCACCGAAGCCCGGATCCGGGACGTGATGGCAGACCTCGACCCCCTCTACGGACACAGAGGTCAATGGATCGAAGCCGTGTTTGCCAAGCTCGCAGCCCTCAAGGACCCCAAGCCATGAAAGACCCAATCCGCCGCGAGAAGGCCCTCTTCGCGTTCCGCGTCTTCCTCATCCTAGCCACCGCGTTCGTCATCGGAACATCGTGGGGCTGGTCCGACCCCGAGCCCGAACCTGGGCGGGATCATGTCTGCCACGAGAAGCAAGGCGGGTGCTCCGCATGGATCGACATCGAGGGCAGGCCCAGGGAGGCCAAGTTCCGCTTCGGCGATGTCGTCAGCGATCGCTACTACTACCTCCCCCCCGACGAGGGGTGGTGCAAGATCAAGCCCAAGTGCAAGCACAAATGATCTCCCTACTCATCGCCCTGATTCTGCAAACCCAATGCGTGGCTGAGGACTCCGGTCTCAACCTCCCCACCGACCCCCCGAAATCCACTGTGGATTGGGTGGCCCCCGGATTCTACGTGGTGTACTCGCCGAGGGTGTTCCACCCGTACGCACCGGGCAACGTGAAGATGACGGTGGTGCCGCTAGGGTTAGACAAGGTGCTACTATTCGGCACGGGGTACGGGGACACCATCCTTGGGGACCGCCCGCCTGCGGAGGACATGGCTCTCGTCGACCACGTGATTCGGGACTGCCTGCTGTTCAGCTCAACGACGGAGATCATCATCGTGGCGCCGCACTTTCACCCGGACCACCTCGCGCCGGAATCGGTGCATGCCCTGCGTGGGTTGGGGTATCACATCTCGACGATCATCATCCACGAGGGGGACGTGCCCGATTACCTGGATCGGTCGTCGCAGTGGTACGATGGGCCGTACCAGCAGTGGACGGTACAGGATGCGCTCGCTGTTGAGGTGGTGAGCGGGACCGGGTGTGGTAATAAACTGCGGGTCTGGTCCTCGGTTTTAGGGGAGGTGTCGATCAGGAACCGGCCGGAGCACACCGCCGGAACCATGGATCTCACCATCGCTGGGGTAACCGTCCTAGGATCTCAACGCAACACGACATGCACGCCGAGCTCGGTCCAACGCCCGGCGCATGGGAATTGGTAAACCGAACAGGTGTGACTTCCACACCCCATCCCCCCGGTTCGTGTGTGAGCGGCCGGGGGGATTCCTAACATGAAAAAGATAGCAGTCCTCTGCGCGGGGAACCGTGACGTGGTGATGCGCCTGGAACGTATGTACCGAACCGCTGACCCCACGTGGGTTGTGCTCAAGAAACAGACGTACCGCCCCAAGGGGGAGACGATTGTTCTTGATTCGGAATACTTTGAACCCGAAGAGATGGGATGGGATTTCGATGAGTGCGTGTTCCCATGGTGTGGGTTCAACGCAAACCTTGTCTGTACTGCGGAGATCATCGCAGCAGAAATAACCGCTGTTGATGTGTGGTCAAACCGTAATCTATCTCTCCCCCCTCGGGTTGAGGTTGAACCGATCCCGATGACCGGCCGAGACCAGTTCAACGCCCGACTAGATACGATCCGGTCACTCATGGCCGAGAGCCCCCCACCTGGGGATTTCTCTGGGGACGGGTTCCAACGTAAGTACCCCATCCAAGTAGAGCGATCGGCCATATACGGCGCGGCCCTTGAACGGTTCCAGGGGGTGCGCGTGGTGGATATCGGATGCGGACTCGGTTGGGGAACGGCGCTGCTCGCGCAGTATTGCCCCGACGTCGTTGGGGTAGACATCAATGAGCCCATCTTGGAGTACAATCGGCAGACGTTCCGCGGCGCATCGTTTCAATCGAAAGCGCCCGACTACTACCCAGCGGCAACGTTGATTGAGTTCCTCGAACACATCCCTCAGCCGCAAGAATTCCTGTGCGGACTGACCACCCACCGGGTGTTCGTGTCCGTGCCTGACGCACGGTTCTACCCTATCCGCGGCGCGCAGTGTCCCGCCCACATCCACGACTTCCAACCGCATGACGTCGCGAACCTAATGGAACGTGCGGGATATCACCCCGAATTCATTGGCTACCCTACCGTGATCGAAAACGATCTCGGTCCGTGGGAACCCAGTGACTTCGGACTCTCAACCTATCACACAGCCTACAGCGGCCCGTCTGCCCTGTTTTTTGGAACCCGCCCATGAATCATGTATTCGTCCACGACCCCAAGTACCCCGATTATCCCCCCACCACGCCGGAACGGTCCGAAGAAGTGGGGGCGATCCGAGTGGATCATTGGACATGGCGAAAGAAAGAACCGCTGATGTGGTTCGGAATTCCCTTGCGGAAACCTGAGGACGATCTCCTGCGCTATCAGGAAATCATATTCGACACACGCCCCGAAGTGATCTTCGAAACCGGTGGCGCGTACGGGGGCTCGGCGTTGTTCTTCCGACACATGCAGGAGCTAAACGGAATCAACCCGTGCGTCATCACGGCGAGCCTCGATTGGTACCAGACCACGAAGCCTGACCCCAATTGGACCCAACTCACCGGAAGTTCTACGGACCCCGACATTGTGAGAGCTGTTCACGATGAGGTCAACGGACGATCATGCTTGGTCTCGCTCGACGGAGACCACTCGTGCTCCCACGTTCTCGACGAGATGGAAGCGTACTCGGATCTCGTACAGTCGGGGCACTTCATGGTGATCGAAGACACCACCGTCGAAGACGTGCCGGGACATGCCGGGGTGTACCACGGGTGCGGGCCGCGGGAATCAATCGTTCGATGGTTGCCTGAGAATCCGGAGTTCGAAATCTCGCGCGAATCGGAGCCCAGGTTCCTCACGTGCAACCAGGGCGGATGGCTGCGTCGCCGATGAACCAACTACAACTAAACCTCGACCGCGACTACTTCATCTGCGTGGGCAACACCGAACCGCACAAGGGGAGGTTTGTCCATCAATATGAAACAGATCCCGACATGCTGGCATGGTCCCTGTTGCAACCGGGGGAGATGCCGTGGTGGGTCTACTTCCCTCAGTCGGACGTGTCGCAGGATGACCGAGCTCAGATCGCGTTACGCATGGCCGACGGGTTGGGCGCGAAGTACATGCAGCTCAAGACCACGGACAGGTTCGGGAAAACGTGGGTGATTCAGGGGCTAGAGAACGCACGCTCCATCGCTAGCGTCCCGTCGATTGAGCATTACGTGGACAGATTCAAGGGCAAGCCCGCGATCATCGTCAGCCCTGGTCCGTCGTTGTCCAAGAACCTGGCGCAACTCCCCGCGCTTGCGGACAGAGTGGTCATCATCGCGGGCACGCACTCGCTGACCGCGCTGCATTCCGTGGGCATCACGCCAGACATCACGATGGCTGCCGACCCGGGGAAACACGCACACCGAATCGTCGGCGATCTCAAGGGGCTCGCCCTCGCCGCGATGGTGCGCCACGATTACTTCGATCTCCCGTGCGAGCAGGCGTTCACGTTCGCGGGTAACGGACGCGCCGACGCGTGGTTGTACGGTGGGCTGAAGGAGGACGCGGCGCTGCCTACGGGCGGGTCGGTGTCGTGCTCGGCCCTGTCGATGGCGATGAAGATGGGATGCAACCCGATCATTCTGGTGGGCCAGGACCTCGCCCTCACCGATGGGAAGTATTACGCGGCGGAGAGCGAGGATGGGGACCGAACGGTCGGTGCGTTGCCCGATGGATCGTTCCACGTACTCAGTGACGGGAAACCAACCACCCAAAACCAACGCGGCGTAGTTGTCCCCGGATACCACGGTGGCCAGGTTGCCACGTCGCAGAGCTTCCAGGCGTTCCTGGTTTGGTTCACCGCGATGGCGGAGAAGAATACCGAGTTCAGGATGGTGAACGCGACCGAGGGCGGGGCGTACATTCAGGGGATGGAGCACATCCCGCTATCTTCAGTTGAGTTCGGCGAGCCGTTCGATAAATCGCTGACCGTGGACTTCGATGCCAATAAAAGATGGGGGATGCTAAGAAAGCACCTACAATCGATGCTCCGCGCGATGACCCCCTGCGAATTCCACGTGTCCGCCGCGTTGAAGATGCACGAGGAGATTGTGAATGGGACGCGGGCAAACGATGATGTGAAACATCATGAGGAAATGTTGAGCAAGCTAACCAACAGCATGCCGATATTCGCCCTCTACTCTCAATCCGAATTCATCGAATCGCAGGTTGCGTCCGCGAACGGGGACCCGATGGGGGTTCGGCGGATGATGCACCTGTTGCAACGGTCGATTGGGTTTTTTCGGGGGCCGTTGGTGGAGGCGATTGGATAGCACTTGATTGTGGGGGGTGGGGTGAGTAGGATTCGGGTTCCAGTTCACAACCCGAAAGGAGAACCCCATGAAGATCAAACTGGCTGATCTCCGTCCGAATCCGTATCGCCGGATGGAGGCTTACCCCATCAACCCGGAGAAGGTGCTCGCCCTTCAATCGTCCATCAAGGACACCGGATTCTGGGAGAACATCGTTTGCCGCAAGAGCCCCACCGAGCGCGGCGCATACGAGATTGCATACGGGCACCACCGTATGGTAGCGGCGATTGGAGCACACTTCGGCGGTAAAGGAATCAAAGGAGTCTGCAAGCCCACCGACGTATTCGATCTGCCAGTGAAGCCGCTGGACGATCAGACCATGATCCGCATGATGATGGCGGAAAACATGGACGACTGGAAGCGGGACTTCCGGGTGCTGTTGGAGGGGGTGCAGTCCATTATCGAGGCGGCGGAGAGAGGGGAGATTGACCTGCCTGCTGCCCCGGCGCAACACCGCAGTAAGGGAATTGTACTAGACGGTGGCTCCCCCCCCCGTCCGAGAATCATAACCCCACTCTCTATTGGAAAATTCCTTGGTACTGCGTGGACGGAAAGTGCAGGCGACCACCGCGCAGGAGCAGGGAGGCTCGCCCTCGCCTTCCGCGCCGTCCGCCTCATTCGGGACGAAGCGTTGGACCCCTCCGCGTTTGAGGGCATCGTCTCGTACGCATCGGCTGAGGAGGTTATCCGCGCCGCCGAGATGGCCCGCCGCGAATGGAAGCAGTCAGCGGTAGCCGCAGAGAAAGCCGCGGTGAAATCTCCCGCCCTCAAGGAAGAGGCCGCCAAGATCAAGAAGGCCGCCCCCGCCGCCGCGAAACGAGACGCGAAGAAGGCCGCCAACGTCGTGGCCGAAAACCTCCGCTCCGACAAACCAGACTACCGCCACGCTCGCCGTCAAGCGGAGAAGCAGATCCTCGCGCCCTCCATCCGAGGCAAGCACTGGATCCGGCAGCAACCCCCCGACATCAACAAGCTCGCTATCGAGTTGTCTGAGAAGCTCGGGAAGATGCTAACCGCGAACGGCCCGCACGCGGACACCGTGGAGAAACTACTCCGCGTCAGTGAGTACAGTGAGAACCTCCGCGATAACGTCCGGGATCGGCTCGTTGCCGACCTCGACTGTTTGGCGGAACGCGCTACTTCGATCTCCGTGGCGCTGGCTAACACGGACTTCCTTGGAGACAGGGAGTTGCAGTCCATTGGCCTACCCTCAAGAGAGATCAAACAAATCGGAAATCAACGTATGGAGAAAACCGACCTATGATTTCCACTTCCGACATGACAAACGCAGCCCTCGCTCTCAATCGCGAAGGCTCAAACCTCGTTACCCGAGAATGCCTCACTGAGAAGCTCGGGACGTATTATGCTCGACGCCTCAAGGCAATGATCCTCGACGCTACGGTGCCCTCTTTCTATAAGCAGGCCGTGGCGGAGAAGATCGAACGCGAGGTAGACAGCAGGTTCCCCGCACGAATCGTTGCCCAGATCCTCGGCAAGAACGAGGATGGGCTGGAAGACGACTTCGTAGCCATCGGTGTTCCTCAAGTGGTCGTTGACCTCTGGGGACAGATTTCTACCAGGGGCGTCAGCAAGGAAGCCGCCAACTACGAACTCGATGGGAAGCCCGTGCGCTTGGCGCCTCGCGACCTTATCCCGAACCGTGGTGCCGGTCCCGCTGTCGCTATCCTGTTCTTCCCGGAGGGAGCCCCGTGGGCAACTTTGTGGGATGCGTACTGCTATTACCGCAGTCGCCGTGCATCCGGTGAAGCCAATACCGTCCAGCGTTTGGGCATGGCTCAGACGCAGGAACGTATTTCGGGATAGTCGCACTCAAGCGGGGGGCAATCACCTCCCGCTATTTTCGTAGATAAAACACCCCCCACCCCGCCACGAAAATCACGGGAGGCGAAGTTCCGCGGTTAGGGGGCGGGGGGTGAGTTTAGAACAGGAACCCGGCCCACGCGACCGAACCCGTATCACTGTACGTGAGCTGCCACCCCGCCCACTGCGACGAAGCCGAGACCGTGGCGGTGCCATTGATGAGGTTCCCGTTCCCCGAGATCGTCAGGACCCCAGCGGTGCCGTCGTACTTCTGAATGCGGAAGTTATCCCCCGACGTAGGGGACGGCGGCATGGAGATCGTCACGCCGCCCGTGGCATCGACGAACACGGCGTCCACGTTGGTGGTCAGGATGGCATCCGCACTGAGGACGGACAAGGTTTCGCGTCTGGCCTTGGCGAGCGAGGTTTCGACGTTCGTCCGCAGGCTGGTTGCGATAGCCGATGACGCGGTGGCGATGAAGAATGCTGTGTCGGTCATGCCTTGGCTCGGGTGGACCCAGGAAGCCCACGGTTGCGGTATGCGTTCGCGGCTGCGACAGCGGCAGCGAGTAGCCCCAGCGCACCACCGCCAGCCTGAGCGCCAGTGAGCCCGTTGAGGATCCCCTTACCGGCGGCCTTGTCGGCTTCGACCGCTTCCTCCAGTGAGGTGACGTCGGCTACCAGAACTTCATGGTCGGCTTCGGTGATGTAAGGCTTTTCACTGAGCGCCGCGATGTCCTTACCGAGCTGGCCGACAGCCGACATGCTTGCGCACGACGCGCAGAACAGAAGCAGGATGAGTAGGTATTTCATAGCGGGTGCCCAGGGGCTTGGCAGTTGTTCGGGGTTAGGAGAATCTGGGCAGCGACCGCAGCCTCGTGCCGGGCCTTGTGTTCTGCCGGGGTCTCATGGGGCAGACGGGTGGTTGCCACGTCGATGCGGGTGTGCATGGCTGGCTCCCCTGTCTTGTAGCACCAGGAGGTAGTCATCGTTGTTTCATCGGGTTCAGGCATCGTGGTCTCCTGTTGCAGAATCAGAACATCGAGCTTCGAATACGTCCCATAGGACATGAACAGCAGCGCGAGAGCTGCCGCACAGAGTAGGGCAAGTCGGGCGTGGCGCACGTGGTCCTCACTTTTCTAGTGCCGCTATCTTTTCCTTCAGGGGCCCGACTTCCCTCAGGATCATTGCCTCCACCTCCATGGCGGACAGCGTTTGCGAGTCGATGCGGGCGAAGCCGATATGCACGTCCGCCTTGAGTTCAGCGAGCCCTTCCTTCAGGTTGGCCGAGTCACTCGTCAGCGACGTCATCTGGCCGAAGGTCTTGAAAGAGAATCCCAGGGACCCTAGCACCGCTGCTATGAGCAGGCTCCGTAGGATCCAATCTGCCCATTGTTTGTTCATTACGGTCCCTGATAGATGGCTTGCGCTTTCGCGCGTTCGCCCGACGTGTAGCCAGTGACGGGGAGGGTGAGGGTTTCGGACATGTTATCGAAACAGCCAAACCACGCGGTTTGGGGGTCGCCTGGAGATGTCTGGTCTGACATGAAGGAGAAGAAGATTAGCCTGTCCACCAACTCAACCTGAGCGATAGACGCGATCGTGCGGTACACGTCGTACATCCGCTCGATGTTTTGCGCGGGTTGCCCGTCCCATGTGTCGGTTGATACGGTGGTCATGTGTTGACCGCCCTCGTACATCATGAACTCCGGGTGGGTGCCGTCGGTGTTCCACCACTTCTCTACCACCTCTTGGCGATAGACCTCCCACGAATTCCTGTAGAATCCGACGGTATCGGTAATCAACGCCTCGCACATACTTAGCCCGGTAGTGCTTGCGTCCCAGTCATCGGCGGAGCCCGTCCGTGTGGGGTTGATGTATCCGGCACCACCAATCGCGTCGATACGCAGGGTCGGCCGGTAAGTTCCGGTCATAAACCGGAACATGAAGAAGTTGTAATCCGGATTATTCGTCTGCCCCCCGATGTAATGCTTGATCTGCGTTGAGTCTGCTCCGAATACCGCATCCGCAGCATCCATGAGTTCGCCTATTACGAGCCCACGCCACCGCGCGATGGGCCAGCCCGCTGGAGGGCCTCCCATTTCCCACATCCTGGCATGGTCCCAAGAAACCACGGGGAACCCGAAGAACATCTCATTAGACCGCTCAACATACATCGTCAGATCAGATCGCAACCCCGAGAACGCTACCTCAGATCCCGACGCGCCGTTGATGCCAGAAATCGCGGGGCTGCCATTCTTGGCCCGATCGAAGATGTCGGTGATGAGCACCGCGTAATCCGAATCGCTCATCTGTGCCGGGTGTGGTACGTTGAGGACGAAGTTCGTACTCATCGTGTTCGCTAGCGCGACCATGTACTCTATGCACACTCCGCGGTGTGTGCCTTGGCTCGGGTTGCTCGGTCGTGGTCGTCCGTCTAGGGTGTGCTGGAACGACCACCAATTGGACGGGCCAGCTCCGTGGAAGTTTACGCAAGACCAATCCATGAGACGAATGATGGAGAAGTTCCCATCGTTCATCAAGGACAACCAGACCGGATTGAAGATCGGTCGACCCGCCGCACTCAATCCAGGCATCCAGCAGTGGATATCACGCACGGGGTTCGATGAATCGGACGATGTAATGTGGATCTCGAAGATGGCATCGGCCGCGGTTGCTGCGGACAGTGTGTATTCCTTGCGCCGCGTTACCGATGATATCTCGGCAAGCCCAGCCTGCCCGATCAGATCGACGTCCCCAGTACCCTTCCATACGAGCACGTACGGCGAACCCGCGGTGCCGTTGGGCATCTTGCCGTCCATGTTGTTGAACACACGGGATCCCACCGTAGCGATGGTGGCTAGAGACATATTGGGATTGCCTTCACCGAGCAACCCCCACTCAATCAACGGAGGGAGCGATGTCGCAACGGTGGTTATACCGCCCACAACGTATGCCCATTCCTGCCCCCGCGCCATCAGATCAGCAAACGGAATCGCGCGCTCGTAGTTGAAGTTGTTGTTGACGTTCATCCCGAACTCAACTGCCGGAACAGGTTGAGCAGCAACGACTAACGTAACGGTCCCGACAGCGGTCCCATCCGGCCCGTTCCCCCCCGAGATCCGGTACGTCTGACTCGGAGTCAGTTTAGTGGGGATGCCCCGGATGACCCCTTCCTCCAACGACAGGCCAGGCGGGAGTGCGGGTGTGACTGCCCAGCTATCCTTAGTCGCAGGCGGCGTATCGTCCGGTCCGTACAGCTTGCGCAGTTCGAGGTTACCCTCACGGCTGAACCGGAGTTTCACCGGGTTCATCCGGCGGTTGATCTGGACTGATACGGATATGAGGGCCATGTCAGATGTTGAACACGATGAACGCGTTCACGATGTTCGGGCCAGTAGATGCGCCGCCTGCGGTAATGGTCTTGAACGTGAGCAACTCGCCCGCGGAGAACGTGGACGTGCCTCCCGTCATCGTTCCTGAAATAGCTCCGGACGTAGCTACGGTCCCCACGGTGCTTGCGGTGCTGGCCTCAAGGACCACCGTGGCGGAGGACGATGTGTTCGTGAACAGCCCCATGCCGATGACCTTGCCCGCGTACGGGGCTACGAATCCTTCGCCCGCCCCGGGAACCCCACCGTTCCCCCAAGACCATTCGTACAGCCCATCCCCTAGGGCGGCGTTCTCCTCGCCCCACAGGACGAACCCGATCTGGAGTTCGTTGCGGACATCATCGTTTGTCAGGAATGAATGGTTCCCGTCCGCAACCCGCCGCGCCATCATCGATCCGGCGGTGGATGCGTACGTGACTACGTTTTGGCCGTTATTCGAACCTAGGAGTACGTCTGTAGCCAGAGCCCTAGATGTGATAGCTCCCGAACCATCACGGTAGGGAACCGACGACACGGCGGAGTAGTGGGCCTTGAGCACCGTGTTGATCGAAACTCGCTTCTTCTCATCGCCGTCTGCACGGTCCTCAATTAGCATGAGGTCCGCCGTGGTGGGGGTGGCTTTTGTCCCCAACCCGAGGATCTGCTCTGGCACATCCGCGAACACGATCCCGCCGCTCAACGTCATCCCCGTGGTCGCGCTCACCGTCGCAGGGATGATCGTCTCGGTTGCGTGGTCGTGGGGAGGGATGGACGCAAGGAACGTCGTCAGATCCTTCTGAACATCAATCCACAGCTTGCACGTGAAGTCTTGGAAGTACGTCTGCGATGAGGGGCCGAAGAACACATCGACGAAGAACCCGTCCGTCGTGCCGTCGAGCGATTTATCAATTACCCCCGACCGCAGCCGCCAATACTTGTTGGCTATGCCGTCGCCGCTGGGGATCTCTAGGGATGCTTCTCGGGATAGTTCAACGTGAGACCCCGACACGCATACGCAGTACAGGTGCGCATGCAACCATGCGTTTGCGTTCGACGTAAACGTGTTGATGTCAAACGTGGTGAGGGTGATATCCGGCTGATCGTTCACCTGTTCAAACGAGCAGTGATACACATCCACATCCGACAGGGCGAGGTCCGCGGTGGACATCACAACCGTGCTCGTGTACCAGTTCGATGATATATACGCGCGCGAGAACGAGTGCCGCGTGTTCCCGTCGGCATCTGTGTCCGAGTTGTCGGTCGACACCCCCACTACAGATAAGGTCTCTTGGAATGATGCTGTCTGGACCTGGGTATCCCGATCGACCTTGGTCCCGGTGATCGTCATTGTCCCAGTCAACGTTGCCCCAGCGTTGACCACGAACAGGAGTTTCCCGGTGCCCTTGGATACGGAGATCGCATCAGATGCACTAAGGGTGTCGCCAGTAGACAGCGGGTTGAGTGCCCCGTGGATGTTCTCCTCAGCGAACCTCTGATTGAGCTCGATGTAGATGTCCAGCGGAATAGGGAAAACCACCTTCGACGTGTTCACACGCCCAAAAGTTGCCTTGCGCAAGGCGTTGGTTCCCATGTACCCGGTTCTCATTCGTTCGTCAACCTCTGCACGAAGCCTGAAATCATGATCGTGTTTGCTACGGCTGCGAACGCCTGAATGGTTTTCCCATTCCCCAGCGTCTTCCCCGACACCATGAGAAAATCTCCCTCCTTGCCGGGGATCGTCTGAATCAGGTTGTCGTCGGGCGCAGCAACCCCACCCCATTCGATGGTCAACACAACGTCCGCCGTCGTGATGCTACTTGCATACAGAAACACCTGATCGATCTTCCCCGACGCGGTGGAATGAATCGTCGTCCCCGCCGTCGAAGTAGCCGTAACCTTGATCTGCTTCCCGTCAGTCGAGGCGCTGAAATGCTGGATCTCTGCTGATTGAAGGGCCATGGCTAGCTAGGGGAGAACGTGGACGCGATGACGGGATCGGCTCGACGGGCGCCGATCTTCGTTGCCCGAACGGACAGCCTGGTGATGGCGAAGTTATACGTAGCATCCGGCCGTACAACCGTCACCTTGACCTTGAATGATCGCATCCGATAGATCCCTGCCTTGTACTCGCGGAAGTCCGATCCCGCAGTCAAAGACGTAGAGAAAGCAACCTCCGTTGTCAAGGTGCAATTGACGGTTGATCCGGCATCTCCCGACAGCGCGACAAGCGGCCCCTCCAGCGTCCACCGTCCCATGTTTCTCCCACCGATGGGACCGAGCTTGTCTAACTCCGTCAGCGTGGCGGGGTGATGCTGTTCTGCCTCAACGCCCACTTGCAGGAACACAGGCACCGCGGTAGAGAACGGTGTCCCGGTGAACTGGTACGTGTGCGTGGTTCCCGATCCGGATGCGATGAGCTGATTGGTTACCGTGACCCCGACCGGTAGCGGCGGCGCGAACTTCGTCATGCCTACCAGAGTCCCAACCCAGTTACCATCCTCGCGGCTGGTCTCCAGGGCATCGCCTTCGTTACCGATGGGGACTGGTTCGAACTGCAACAACGCCACGGGACTCGCCTGCCCTGTCCCCCGCTTCGATCGGATGTAGATCGGAGGCGCAGTCATGCCCGCGGCATTCGCAGGGGCGCCAACCCAATCGGGGGTGGGACCGTACTGGAGAGTCCCGCTGGGCAGGGTCGCGATACGTTCGCCCAGGATCCATCCACCGCGACGGAGTTCGAGGGACTTGACGAGATCGTTGTCCCCCGGATCGCCCCACGTGTAGATGACCTCTTCCCCCGCTACCTTGGCCGACGGACTCGTAGGCGCAAGAGGAGTCGGAGCCAGCCCGTTGGCTGTGAACTCGCCGTATGAGACGAAGTTCCGATACTGCCCGGCCCCGGTACGGGTGACCGGTTGCGCATAGATCGTATACGTCCTGTTCCGCTCAAACCTGAACTCCGTGATGCGGTGGAATGTCTTGGTCCTGGGAAGCGTCCTGACGAGTTCTGCGGCGCCCACGCCCGCGGTGGCTGTACCCTCGGCAACGTATATCCGAGTCTCCCACACGGCGTGGTACGTCTCCGGGGGATGCGTGAACGATATCGCAGCGCCGATGAGCACTGAGCCGTCCGGGCTGAGGGCCGTCTCCTCGGTGATCTGGAAATTCTCGACCCCGTGGGGGACCGCCGAATCGCCCGCTTCGGGAACGGTGTTCACCGCCTCCGATTCGAACTGGCCGAAATCGTCGTCGTAAACTGAGGCGTTGTACTCGACGGCGCGTACGCGGTGCTTGAGCTTACGGGGGTCGAGCCGGGTTTCGACGATGGAATACAGCTCGGACTCACCACCGCTTACGGTGCCAAACGCCCACTCATCGTCCTTCCTGGGCAGGAACGACAGACCCGATCCGGACAGGGTGATTGCCGAACTCGCGCTGTACGTCCCCGCGGGGGTCGCGATGGTGTTGACGCGTACCGTCTCGCGGGTGTCTGCGAGCGAGTCCTCAACCTGGATCTGGTAATCGGTTGCCGCCGCGATCGTGAGGGGGCGGTCAACCTGAATCTGCATCGCGGGGGTGGCAGATGCAGACGCTACCCCCTCCTCAAGCATCGGTCCCCACACCTGGTAATCCTTGTTCGCGGCAGGGGACCCGAGGGCGGGCGCGTAGATGTACACCTTGCGCGCGTTGTCCTCGATGCCAGTGACACCCGAGAGCAGGATCTCAATCAGGAAGAAGCTATTGCCCGATGCGGTGATCGTCGACGTGATGTTCGCGTGGGATGACGTCTCGGACGGGGTGGCCCCTGACCAGTCAAACACCGCCGCGTACGACTGCGATGCCGTCTCGTCGCGGATGTTCATCTCGAACGTGGTCGCAGTTCCCTTCTTCACGTAGAACGACAGGAGTTGCGTCGTCCCATCCGGCGGCATGATGCCCGCGTCCAGCGAGTAGATACCCGACGTGCCGCCATCGCTGTTTGAGGATATCTCGTACACGGCGCCGTAACTCAGCGGACCCGTCACGTTGGTTAGCGTGGGGGTTTCGGCGAACGCGTTCGTATCCCACTGCGTCCAATCGATCCACTCGCTGAGGAGGTTTTTCTCTGGGGTGTCGGCCCAGATGCGCCCACTCGTGCCGAAGTCCGGGACATCATGCGAGATCGCCACGACGTCACCGGGCTGATACAGCAACGCGTCGATGCCCACCTCGAACTGAATCGTTCGGCGGAGCAGGTTGAACACGTTGAGATCGCGAACGATGTGGCGCAACGCCTGAGATCGACGAGTCACGCCCTCAAGGACCAGACGCCGCCACCTGAACGATGATTGCAGGGTCGGGTTGGTCAGGTCCGGGTGCTCGCGCGAGATCGGTGTGCGTTCGTAGTTGTCGTCCCTGTTGAAGTACGTGACTTCCTGAGCGTTCGGCCTGCTCGCAATGTCCGAATAGTCGAGTTGGAAACTCCCCTCGATCATGCTGCCCATGCCGATCAGGGCCACGGGCGTACGCGCGTCATCGAAGAATATCGACATCCGGCTACCGAGCCGAACGGGTACGGCGCGTGCAGTCAATAACACCTGCAACAACGCATCCCACGCGGGGAACTCAGCGCGATCGAACACGCCGTCGTACCGCATGCGCGGCTCGAATATCTTGTATACGTAATCCGTGCTCGTTGCAGAGAACGTGGTTATCGTCGACGTGGTGCTGAGGTGCGGGACCCGGACATGGAATAACGAAGTGTCCGAGTCCCACGCGACTTGCAGGACCTCAGCAGACGTGGCGGTATTGGAAGTAACCCACGACGGGAAAGACGGTGTTACTGATGTCCCCGTTATATTGAGGAAGACATCCGATGATGTAAGTACCCCTGCCGTGGGTTGTGGGAAGTTCGGCGGCAACGATGTCACGCGCCATTCGATGAGGTCGACGCTCCACCCGGCAACGCTGGCCGCGGGTCGACTAGCGACGCTGGTGAACGGAACCGTATCCCCGCCGCCGTAGATTCGATCGTCGCACCAGTCAGCGAAGTTCTTGAACTGGTTTACGTCGAGATCGCTGAGCTCGTAGAACGCACCCATGCCGTACCTGTCGTTCACCAACAGATCCGCGGATATCCATGCGGGATTGCGGCTGTACGTATCGACAGCAACGGGGAACTGCGCATCGCCACCATCCCAGATCGGAACCTGGCGCCCCTTGACGAGTGCGGTCACCAGGGGCTGGGATGTGTTGAGTTGATCGGTTGCCCGGATCTTGACTGCGAGCAGCGCACACGACGGGTACTGAAAATCATCGTACGCGCGCAGTTGTACGGAACTCCAAGTCGCTTCGTCCACATCGTCGAGCCCCGAATCTTCGGGGTTGATGCGCTGCATCTCGACGAGGAACTTGGACTTGACGTTCGTGCCCGTCTGCGGGGTCTGAACGATACCGACGTCGGACCCCGTTGTGATATCGGGATCCGTACTGAGGCCCGTACCGGAGCCCATGAGTAGGCCGGTTACCGCATCGTCGGTTCCCGGCCCGAACACCTCGGGACTGAACCCGCCAGCCTCGGTATCGTATCGGAACCCGACGATGAGCCCGTTCTCGTCTGCGTCACCCGGCGGAGCGTTCGCGCCGAGGTTCCACTTGGACACGACTTCGAACTGTGACAACTCGCGCGTGTAGAACGCGCATTCGTCCATGCCGCCGATCCATCGTTGCGCGGCTCCGGACGAACGGATCCCCATGCGGATGATCTGGCCGAGGTCGAGGATCAGAGAACGGTTCGCGATCACACGCGAGACGATCACGCCGTTCATGTAGAACCGGATGCGTGCGTTACCCGCCGAATCGAAGTTGGCTTTGAAGCTAACCCCGACGAGGTTCCACGCGGTCCCCGTGCGGAGCGTGGCAAGGCTGCTATGGCCGCCCGACAGCTCGCTCCACTCGTTTCCTTCAAGGAGGAACTGCGCACTCGTGATCCCCATGATGAGGGTCAGTCGTGCGCCTTCGTTGTTTCCCGAGTCGAGCCAGTCGAAGAAACAGTACCGCTGATCCGATACCCCCGTCCCGTCTGATTTCACCCACCCCACCCACGTGAATTCCACGTCATCGCGTTGGGTGATGGATTCGGAATCGATGGTGTACGATCCGCCGAGCAGCATGGTCGACGGGCAGTTCATGTAGAACCCGTCGACCGGGGGAACGTAGTCGTCCGAGTCTAGGTACCGGTGCTTGAACTCAACCGAGAACGATCCTTGCTTGGCTACCTGTACCGCGTTCTCCGGGGGGAGCACGATGTAGTCCCCGAACGGGGTACCCGACCCGTCGACCTCCCTATACCGCGTTTGGAACTGCGCAATGTTCGGCGTGATGTTGCCCTGGGAACTGATCGAATACAGCCCGTTGAGGAATGCCACCACAGCAGAGAACTCGTCGGCATCATCACCCGCGGTGAACGAGATCGCGTTATCCCACTTCGTTATGTTCGCATCGCCCGCACTGAACACTCCAGCGGTCGCCGTAATCGTGCCGGTCGCCGTGGAGTTGCGGAAGATCGATCCCACCTCGAACTGAAGCACCGGCTCGGCAAACTCGTCGATGGCCGTCTGATCGTTACTACCTAAACGAACGTGCGCCTCAACCTGGTTGAAGTTCTCCGCAGGCTGGTTGTCGATCTGCAACCCATCGATTGCGTTGCCCTCTTCGATGGAGAACGGGCCACCGTCTGCGGTCTTATCTCCGATGGCCTGGATGGGACCTTCGGAGACGAGGAACAGCATTAGTATCTCGGACTGCGGATCCCCGTCCGAGTCAAAGAAGTTCCGCACGAACTGGTTGATGATCGGCGGCGATACTCTGTGCTCGCCATACACCACGGGGATCGGCGTACCCACCCCGCGGTTGTTCGATTGGAGGTTGGTGAACCCGTACGTGGGCGAGGATTCGTCATCCCGCTTCGGGGGTGGCTTGCCCGGCGCGAGGAGTGCGTTGAGAACCAGGGACGCGGTAACTGCATTGAGGAACGGGGCTGCGGCGGAAAGGAATGCAAACGTCTTTACGCCGACGGCGACCTCGAACCCAGGCCGCACCATGTACGTCGCATGGCACCCGTCGTCGAGTTGTGTATCCCACTCTTCCGTGGGCGCGCTGTTCATGAGACAGACGGCCCACGGTTCCCCGATCTTGAACCAGTCGGGCGCCTGCGAGCGAATCGTTACCCCGGGCTTCCACTCAACGCAGGTACGCTCCGCCTTTTCGGGCGCCATCCAATGTCGTTGGTGGGTAATGAGGATCATCGAATCGCTCGGTATACCCCGATGAGGTTCGTGATCCCCCACGCCTTCGACGCATAGCTACCCTGCCGCTCGGAGCAGGACAGGACGAGTTTCTGCTTGGTGTCGATCATCGTGGAGACGTGCGTCATCTCGCCGCTACCATCGGGGCTGGATACGAGTATGTCACCGGGGAGGGTTGCGTCCTGCCACCGAGTTCCGATCTCGTACAGGTGTTTCATCGGGTGCCCCAACCGACGATTCACTTCCTCGGCGATTGCAAGACAATCCCGCTTTTTGAACGGCGTATTCAGCAGATCCAGATACTTCATACCCCGATCCCCTCCGTTCTCAGCACGCCTTCGAAGATCAGCATCCTTGCCGGGTGTGCCCGCGAGAGCCCCGCTGTGACCTCATCGTCGCCGTGGACCTGGCAGCCGTTCGCGCCGTCGCGTGTCTTGTCACACGTCGCTATCGCCCCTGCGCGTGTCGCATCGTACCCGCACGCCGCACCCGCGTATTCGTGGGCGCAGTACACCCGATTGATGCGCCGGTTCGGGAACCCCACGCGGTACAGGCTGTACTGGCCGAGCGTGAACGTGACCGCACCTTCGGTCACCCGCGAAGACTGGATCTCGAACTTATCATCCAGGATCGGCGTGCCGTTGGGCAGATCCGTTTTCTTCACCAGGGCGATCCGGACCGTCTCGCCGATGAGGCCGTTGTGCGATTTCAGGAACGCCGTCATCGACAGCGTGACGTTCTGCACCGTCATCGACACTGATGGGATCTTGCCCTCGGTGTCTCGATTGACCACGTTGTGACCGATGGAGAACGAATACCAGATAATCCCCGTCGCGGTGCCGTCTCTCTCGAACGTCGTATTCTCCGGGTAGGGAGTCAGACGGAGCTTGGTACGCGGCGACGTAGGGATGTCGATTGCGTAGAACCAGATGTAAGGGTCAGTCTGTTGCATCGGAATAGTTGGGGTCCACCGTGTCGGCGTGATCCCTGATACATTGCCTGCTCCGGTTGAAGACCATCGGGCCACTACAAAATCTCCTCCATGGAGAACTGTAACGAATACGACCCGAACTTGTCCAGACGGTAGGTCATCGAGTCCTCGACGAAGTGAACCGAACGCTGCGTCCCTCCCGGCGGGGTGAACGGGAACGCGAGTTCGGATCCCTCATGAGCATTCCAGTACGTGACGAACACAGACAACTGAGCCGTGGTAACCCCAGCCCTAGAGAATCCGTACGTCCGCCGCGATATGCCGACGTTACTTGAGTTCGTGAACTTCGGATTCGTGGTGCGGTGCCCCGACTCGAATGGGAATTTCAATGACTGATGCTGAACGCGGATGCTCAACGGGTAGTCGGGGGGCAGGATCGTCACGAGATCGACGCCGGTTAGCGTCCCCTCACCACTTACAACGATGCTCGCCTGGTCCCTATCCGCGAGTTCGGCGTTCGTGAGGGAGCCCTCCGCCCACGAATCCGCGTATAGGGATAGGGTCGCCCCCGCGGTGTTGAAGAAATACACCCCCTCGCCGTCGCCTGTCTTGACCCGTGCGCCCGTTGAGTCAACGACGGTCCCGGCGGCGTCGACCTTGATACCGATGGACCCCACGTCTGCAAGAGATACCTGCGTCCCATCGATTTTGAGAATCAGTGTGGTGGGGCCATCCGATGTGGATCCCTCCCTGTTGTATATCTCAAAGTCCATGGTGTACGTCGTGCCGTACCCCGTCCAATTCGTAGCCCCCGTGTCCTCGAACTCGGCAATCTGGGTTTCTCGTCCGTTCTTCCAACGCGAAACGATCCATGATGGAGTGGTTGTACCCCCCGATGACCACACGGCATACGCTACGTATCCGTTTGCCGCATCGAGATCCGACACCGTGGGGACGGGTTGCGACCCCCGAAGCATGATCCCCAGCCCTACCTGTCCTGCGCCGGGTTGCTCTTCGATCTCAAACACGGCGGACCGGTGCTGACTGCGGGTGTTTGTAGCTTTGCGTGACGCCATGGTCGCGGCGATGAAACTAGAATCTCCAGCGATGAGAGATATTTTAGCCCGTTCCGCCGCGGCGTCTCGCTCCATGCGCGCACCGTTCGCCGTGAATTGGTCCCAGTAATAGGCCATCTGCAAGCTGTTGCCCGCATTGCCGTTGATGTCCGTGTAGTTCGCATCCGCCGAGAAATCGTACGCGCCACCGATCTGGTACCGATCGAACCGGTCGTCCAGCAGGACCGACGAACCGCTGAGGATGGTGAACTCCTCGATGAGATCCGTTACCCGACTCACGTCTGATGAGTTCCTGCGATCCCTACCAGCGGAGAAACCGCACCGCCCGACGCCCTGGAGTACACTCCCCCCCGTGTCGTTGTGCGTAAGCGTGATCGTCGCCGCCTGCCCCATCCCCGCAAACGTGGCCGTTAGCCCAACGTCGGCCCCGCTGTTGGTCGCCGTGAGGGAGACGGTCATCGCCTGTCCGAGCGCCGCAGAGTCGAAGAGGGAACTCGCGCGCGTGGTGCTGGTCAGCGTGGTGAACGTCCCCGTGTTCACCCTGGCGATTACGAAGTCCACCACCGCCGACCCGAAGTTTCCCTTGTAGTACGCGATGTAGCATGATGGAGCGTTGTACGAGACGGTCAGACTGTCGTCGGTCGCCAGGGATCCAGCCTGCACCCGTGACATCACACCCTTGACAGCCATGAGTACGAGACCCGGGTTCCCCTGCGTAACAAACTGCCGAAACCTGGCTGTAACCACGACGTCGGCAATCGAAGCGATGGCCCGGTAAATCATCCCCCCCGGCTGCATCTGGTCCGCCACTGAATCAGATCCGCCGATGAGTGCGGCGGGGGTATCGAACACGCCGTCGGATGCGACGGTCTGGTATCCCGAGTGCAGGTTTCGCTGCCCCCACTTCACGGGCGAGCTCGACGCCGTGAGCCGGGTGGAGATGTACATCGCCACGTTCGTCCCGTACACGTCGGCCCCGTGCTCGAATGTGTCGTCCGAGGGAAGAAACTGCGTTCCCACTACACCCCCCCCACGGCCGCGCGGAAGTTCGGGCGCGAATCCAGGGCGGCCAGGACGATGGATTCGATCGCCTCGGCACGGCGGAACACCCAATCGTCGGCGCCCTCAGCGTCGATGAATCCGAGGTTGATCGTCACGCCCTGCGTCCCTGTCGCCTCGATGCCCAGGCGTCCCTCAGGGGTACGTCGCAGGGGCATGATGGCCTCGGGGCCCGCCTCTCCAAACAACGCCATAGGCGCCATCGTGGGGCGTGTGACGACCCCGCCGTCTGCGAAGGGAACGACCTGGCCCCCGGAGAACGCGTTACCCTGCGCACTCGGGAACGGCGTCCCGAAGAACTGGCTGATCGCACCCGCGGGAATCCCGAATCCGTTCAGGGACAGCATCACGAACTTCAGCAACTGCGCTTGAATAATCATGCGCGTGATGTCCGTGAGGAACTGTCGGGAAAAGTCGCGGAAGGCTTCCTTGGCTGACTTGGCGCCCATCGCGAAATCGGTCAGCGCATCCGTGGCACCGCCGAGGAAGGCGTCTGCGCCCTGGAAGACAATCAGCCGGTCCTTGATGATCTGTTCGTTGAACCTGCGCGCCTCTTCCTGCTTCCTGGCGAGTCCTTCCTTGCTGATCTGCAACAGATCGATTTCTAGCTTCGTCGACCGCGCCTTGAGCCATAGCTCAAAGTCTTCTTGCCCGCGCTTCTTTTCAAAGAATTCGGCATCCGTGGCCTGCTTTTCAAGGAGGAACCGATCCCGCAGCATTAGCTTTTGGCGCTCGACTCCTGTCGACTGCATGATCTCCAGTTGCCTATCAAACGCGGCGATGGCGTCTAGGTCTACGCGCGTACCGCTCGGCAGGGGACCGACCTTCTTAGGCGTCTGATCGTTGAGCTTCTTGACTGCGGATGCCGCCGCTTCCGCCGCATCCGCCATCGCCCGCAACCTAGCAGCGTTTTCCCTAGCAGCATCCGCGGCGGCTCGCGTTCGTGCGATGCTGTCGTCTTGTTCTTTGCCCAAGGCAATTAGATCATCGATCAAGTCGCCCGTAATGTTGGCCATATCTAGGAAGGATTTCCCCAGATCATTGCGAATGGACTCGACGAGCTTCGTCGTTTCCATGTCGACAATTCCCAAGAACTCGGCCATCCGCGACATCTGAACAGCAAGCTCGGCAATCGCAACCACCACGGCTTCGATTCCGGTGACGAGGGCTGCGACGAAGATCCCAAAGACCTTGAAGACTGGCTCTAGAAACAGGATGGCCCTACGGAAATTCTCGGCGGCGTCCTCTCCCTCTCCAAACCCCTCAAGAATCTTGGCTAGTTGGAGTACCGATTCCTCCCCCAGCTCACTCATTCCGATCTTAGCGCCGTTCAATGCGGCGGTGACTCGCTCCGCCGGGTCCTTCATCCGCTTATCAAACGCTTCCCCCGTGGCTCCGGCCGAGTCTGCAACCTTACGTAGGTTAGTGTCGAAGTCTTCTAGAAGGTTGCCCGACAAAGCGAGGATGGCATTCGCGCCTTCGACACGGCCGATCAACCCCACCAATGCGTCGGCATCCCCGCCGGTAGCTTTGGCAAGATCAACAAACGCGTCTCTCAGGCCCTTGGCCTTGATGGCCTGAGAACCCATAAGGTCGGTTCCCTCACCAAAGAGTTTGTTTGCGTCCTCCCCTTTCTTGAGGAATGCAACCATTGCCCCTTGCAGTGCTGTCACAGCTTCCGCCGTACCTAGCCCCCCCTTCGTCAGAGAAGCCACGGCCGCGGACAGTTCATTCACACCGACGCCGAGTTGAGACGCAAGGGGAAACAGCTTCCCCATACTCGACGACATCTCAGCTATAGTGGTCTGGCCAAGTTCGACAGTCTTGAAGAAGATGTCAGACAGCCTACCCGCATCCTCAATAGGCAACTGGAACGCATTTAGCGCGCCAGTCAACAGGCGGACAGTATCCGTTGTCTCCGCAACCCCAGCCTTGGCCAACTTACCCGCGACACCCAACACATTGAGCGCATCGCCCGCGTCGGACACACCCGCCGAGATCGTTTGATACAACCCCTTCGCTACGATTTCCTGGTTAGCGTTCTGCGCTACAGCGAGATCGCGAACAGCATCCCCCATCCTCTCCATGTTGACCACCGACGTATCGACAATCGTCGACACCTCGGACATAGCCAGACGGAATTCGATCGCGTTATCGATCGCAGTCCGCAATATTCGGAACGCGGCGAACCCTGCGACAAACTGAATCAGCTTCCTGTTCAGCTTCTCGAATCCCTTATTCGCTTTCTTGGTCGCGTCCTCAGCCTCGCCACCGAATTTCTTGACCTTCTTATTCGCCTTGTCCAGATCCTTAGACAACTGATCCCTAACCCGAATCAGAATTGCGAGTTCGGTTTCAGCGACCACGGTGACGGCCCTCCATGTCGGCTATGAGTTTTTGGCGCTTCATTTCGCGTTCATGCTCCTCCCACTGTTCGCGCTCGATGTCCGAGACTTCGACTTGCGCGATGTGAAACGCGGCCATGGCGGTAGCCGACTGCTCGGCCATACCGCCAGCCGCGGGGAGCACCCCGTGACTGTGGTAGGCTTGGAACAATCGGAACACCCGGGAAACTCTGTGAGTATCCTCGGGCAACGAAGCATCCGCCCCCGGATCGTAGCAATGACGAACGAGGGCGCAGATCAGTTTTTTTCGTCGGCGGTGACGTGCTGTCGTTCAGTGATCGCATTGGCGATCTGTTTCCTATGTTCCCCGGACCATGCCCCGAAGTTTTCCTTGCGAAACGGGACGGGCTTGCCGTCAGCGTAGAAGAACTCCTTCCACCCAAACAGCCCATATTCGAGCGTCTTCAGCGCGACCGTACCCGTGTGCATCTTGCCTTCGGTTGCGGTCCCTTCGCTGACAATCAGCGTAGCCGCCATGTCCTCAAGCTGCGCTTCCTGCTGAACGGTCAACGCCTTCAGCGTCACCGTAGTCTTCTCCGGATCGATCGAGCCATCCTCGGCCCGATCCTCCGGTAGTTGCCATTCCCACGTCGTTTCCGGCGTGATCGCGATGGGCATACTTGCCTCCCGTGTAGTAGTTTACCGAACAATGATGACGAGCTCGTTATCCGACCCCGCTGCACCAGAACCGTAGTCCCCGCCAGTGAGATCGAACGACGCGTCCAGGGTATACACCCCATCGCGGTCGCCGTCTCCCATGCCGGTGAACAGCATCCCGGGGGTGTGCCACTCAAAGCGGTTGCCGTGGGTGGTTCCCACTTGCAGCCGCATCCTGTTCAAAGTTCCACCCGTGAACGATGAGATGAAGTCGTACGTCGAGTTCAGCAGTTCATCGGGGTTGAACGACCCGACGCCCGCACGCTCGCTGATGAACGCGTTGTCCAGCCCACCGGATGCGGCGAGCGAGTTCTCCCGCATGACGACCGAGTTCCCGAGGGACAGCCCGATCGTGTTCAACGGTCCCGCGGCGCCGGTCTGCCCGGTTCCGTAGACGTCCGACGCGTCGGTCAGACTGAGGACCGTGTTCCCCGAGAAGAACGTCGGCGGCACGAACTGGCTGACCTGGAGTCCGGTCCCGGACAGCAGTTCCCCGTCGGCGTTGCTGACAAAGATCCCGTCAAACGTGCATGACGCCTTGACCGGGTTGCCGTGCTGATACACGAAGTCCATGGTGCCCATGCACCCGCGGGCCTTGACGATCTTGCCGTCAGCGTACAGGGACATCGTGAGTCCCTCCATGCTGTCCGTGTCGCTGCGCAACCGGTACGCGATGTTCGTTGCAGTACTCAGGGTGCCGGGGGTGATCGTTGCTCCGGATACCGAACCAGTGATTTCGTTGGTGGCGTTGAACGTCCCGGAGGTTTCTTCGATGTAGATCGCGGGGGCCCCAGTGTAGGTGTCTGCCACCACGGTCCCCACAGCTCCGGACACAGCCTGATTCATCCCTTCGCCGTGCTGGAACGGACCACCGACAATCGCGCTATTCCCCTCCATCGTCCGCAGAGAGCTAACCTTCTCCATCGCGCTGCCGCGCAGGAGCTTGCCCCAGTTCGGTTCGACGAGCGTGGTCTCCGCGGCGCTGTTCGTGGTGTGCCCGCCGATCTCAACGTCAAACGTGAACTGAATCGTGGTCTGACCCGGCACGAGTTTGGGGAACGGCGTCAGCGTATTCCGGTTGATGTTGCGTTCAACCTGCAACGACGTGGGAGCCCACGTCACGTTACTGATTCGCGGGATGTTGTCTCCAGCGGTCAGCGTTTCGGCGGTCCCCAGGGTGGTTTCCAAACGGGCCGCGATCTGTCGTCTTTTGGTTAGGAATGCCATCGGGGTTACCTGGATACGGTCATGTCTGTGTCAGACGTACGGAAGTGTACTTGGATTCTGATTTCGGCCCACGTCATCATGTCGGCATCGTCGGACGGTGCGGCGGGAGTCCAGCCGCGCCACTTGGTGTCGATCGCATTCCCACCACGCTGCGGATCAATCATCAACGCCTTGAACACGTCTGCGATGAGCTTGAGGATCTGATCGTCTGCGTCCGTGCGCACGTTGAGGGCGGCGATAAGAAGGATGTTCCACCGCGTGGTCTGCTCGGACAGGAGTTCGGTATCGTCATCGACCGTCCCCTCGGGGATGATCGCGATGCCGGGAAACTCCAGGATCTCGAACTCGTTCAAGCCGGGGATGAGGACCTTCTGGATATCGAAGAAATAACTGCTCCCCCCATCGGGCAGACCGAGCGTGGTCTCCAGGTCTTGCAGGATGCGCATCGGTACGGGATCCGCCATCAGATCACCTCCTCAAGCGCGGCGCTGATCGAGTACAGCTTGCCCTGGATGTGCCGGATGTCTAGCGCATCACTCATGAACCGGACGGGGATCGCACCCGCAGACAGACCCGGCGGTGTCCACGTGATCTGAAACGCCCGCCCCATGGCGGCATCGAACACCGATAGGATACTCGTTTTCTCAGCGACGGTGATCGGACCCCACGTGACTTGCCACTGACGCAGGGATGCGCGGTTGCTGTTTCGTGACACGCTGGACTGAACCTGACGACGCACAACCTGCCCCGTATCCTGCGGTGTGGATACCGCACGACGCATCTCCTGTACTGCGACAGGGAAGTAGGGGGCTACGGTTAGGGTGGTCACTGAACTGCGTCCTGTACGATTTCGTCCCCAGCCGTCTGGATGCGTTGATCGAGGAACTTGCGCGTACGTTTGCGGAACGTCTGTTTGAACCGAAGGCGCGGGGGGATCTTGACACTACGGCGGAGGATGTAGATTGCCTTGAGTTGCTTGTTCCGCCCTGCCCCGGTTGCGAGAGCCTTCCCCGTCTTGTCGGACTTCACGCCGATGAGCAGGTTGCCGCCACGACTCTTGAATATGAACGTCGGTCCTACGTCGGTCCTGAACCCGTTCGCGGTCTTCCTGATCCGGAACCGTCCAGACTGAGCGCCGCCCCTGGTGAGTGCAGCCTTCGTCGGGATGGTGAGGAACCTACTGCGCTTCGCTGTGATCGTCCCGCCTTCCTCTTGGATGCGCGCGTACGGTGATGCGACGAACAGTTTCAGGGCCAGGGCATCCAGTGTACCCCCATCGACCTTATGCCCGATCGACCGGCGTAACGCCCCCGACCGGTTCTGCATCTTCCGCCCACGTGCCCGCCCCGTGTACGGCTTGAACCGACTCTGAGCCATGGTCCGGGTATGGAGGAACCCCACATCGTTGAGCGCCTTCCGCATCACCCTGAGTTTCTTCGGCCCGCCCAGTTTACGAAACGTGGCCGTCACCGCGTCATCGTCGACGTTGACTTCAAAAATAGCCATCACCTCGACCCCAGTATGTACCGGACTTCGGTGGCTAGCATCTGCTGCACTCGGGGGAGGAACCTGTGCGCATCCGTCCACGATCGCCCACCCGACGGACCACCGCGCTGCTTCGTGTCGGGGTTGTTCCGCCGCCTGAAGTCCTCGCCAATCTGGATGTCCGCAGCAAGCGCGATGTTCGGGTGGTTCGATATCACGTCGCCAGCCGACGCACCGAGCCCGCCCGTGTAGATAACCTGAATCGCGTTCTTCACCGACGACTCGTATCCCGACACGCGAAACCCGCCAACGATGGCGTCCATGAAATACACGGCGCCGGTATCCGTCTCGATGTTGTACCGGGTACTCGCCACCGCGGTCCCGGTGAACTGCCAGAACGGATCGACGATGATCGATGTGACGGTGAGGATCGGCGTTGCCCTCAGGAATATCTGCCGCCCGTTGGTGAGAACGGTGTACTGCTCGGTGCGTGACTCCTCGGAGATCGGACGTCCGATGTACTTCGCAATCTCGGCGCTCACGCCAGACACGAGGGTATCGATAAAATCATCCTCCGTTGTGCCGGTTAGGCCCAACAGAGTCTTGACTCTTCCTCGTGAGGTGACGTTGACCATTACTCTATATCTTTGGTGCGAACTTCACGGGTCATCTTCGGCATCACCCGGCGCGGCGGCGCGTTCTTGAGCTTCTGCCGCTGGCCGTGCATGGCGTTGACGCAATCGGGATCGTTGTAATCGATCTCGACATCCTCGCCAGTCTTGGCCCAGACGGATCCGTCTCGGCGGTAGAGCGTGCATCCATGTTTCACTTGCTGTTTCATATCAACCGCCAGGGGTCAGGATTTCATCGAACCACGTCATGGAGTCAAACGCGGAGTTTGCCCAGCCGGGGGCCATGAGAACGGAGAGTACCCCGCCAGACCACGAGCCACCGGTAGGCGTGCATACGAGCTTGATATACCGCTGGAAACCGTTGACGCGGATGTACAGCGGAGTCAGAGCAGCGAACGCTCCCGGATCGGCAAGAGTCTGGACGAGTGTCCACGTAGAATTATCAGGGCTATCCTGCACCTTGATCGTCATGCCCGTGAAGGTTGACCCGGCAGTGGTGTGGATCATGTACACCACGTAGTCAAACTTGGACGTGTCGGTACCCGTGCCCTGTTGCGGGGTGCTGTGGCTGCCAGACGCAACATGCGTCTCGATGAGCAGCGATTCGTTGGGTCCTGTTCCGATAGCCATGATGAAAAGGTGGGGGGACGAGGAGAGGCGAATCCCCGTCCCCCCGGGGGGTGGGGTTAGGAAAGACCCAGCTCGGCAGTGGAGCCAGTCAGAACAGCGAAGTTCACCGGGTACTGTCGCCCAACTCCTTGGACGACGATCGATGCAACGCACGAGTTCACGGTCGTAACAGCGTTGATGTTCAGGTAACGCTTCTTACCGTGCGTGCGCAGCTCGAACTGCTTGAGGTTGTTGTCGGCCGTAGCGGCCAACGTGATGGCCGTGCCGGTAGCGGTGTACCCGCCCCCGGAAACGGTCAGGGTGTTGGAGTGTTGCGGCGTGACGGTCAGGGTTCCCCCTGTCGAGCCGACAGACACATGAATCAGAATGTACTCGAAGAGCGACATATCGATGCCGGTCGTCAAGTCCACATCCACGCCAGAGGCGAGGGTGCTGGGCGACATCACCAGATACGGCTGGAGAAGATCGCTCGGGTTCATTGCAGTGGTAGTCATGGCGTTATCTCCTATCAGCTAGATGGTTGCGCTGACGTTGAAATTGCTGGAGGTAACGAACGACTTCGGCTGAAGCACGCCCACATCGTGAGCGGTGACCGCTCGCAGAGTGGTGCGCAATCTGCGGAAGTTCGTTTCCGTGGTGTCGGACGACGCAAACGCCATCGTTCCCCAGTGCGCATTGAGCACCTGAGCCCAGTCCGCAAACATCAAGAACTCGTCGGTGTTGCCCGACTGCTCAAGCTGCGTAGAAATCTTGACAGGGTGGGTCAGCAATGACTTGAGTACATCATCGTTGTTCCCCATGAAGATCGTATGCCCGTCACTGTCCTTGGTAAGACCAATGGCGTGCGCCGAACTCGGCGACATAGCCCAACCAAGTTTAGTCGCACCCTCGAAAGCGTTCTCGTCCAACATCGCCTTGATGTAGAGACGTAGCCCTTGCGTGATGTTCTGGGCGCCAGACGCCCCCGAGAACACCGGGGTCCCCGGAGCGGTCGACCAGTTCACCGTCTGAATGCCCGTGGTGGTGGTGATCCCACGAGGTTGCGATTCCGCCGAGGAACCGGTGAACACGGATAGGTCTTCCCGCAACGCGATCTTCAGCGCAATCCGGTTGGCGATGTGCGACTCAATCGCAATCGCCGGTTGGTTGAGCATCTGGAACGTGAGGGGAACGAACGCCGCAAGAACATGCGGGCGCAAGTTCACCTGGGAATACGTGTCCACCGATTCCGCACCGGTTTCCTCGGCTTCGGTATCGATGTACGCGGCGGTGATCCCACCCTCGTCCTTCGGCCAGGCCACGTTCCCACGCAACCCGTCGAGTCGGGTGACTCCGAGGGCCGACGTAATCGACATGGCTTCGAGCTTCGGAATCAGGTCGGTCTGCAATTCGGTCGAAATCAGGAACGCGCCACCGGTATCGGTCGCGGCGTTGATCGCCGTCTTGCCCATGAACCCTTCGGGGAGATCGTCCCGTCGGGTCTGCATGATCTCGTTGACTTCCTTCTCGTAGCCATACTCGGGATCATTGATGTCTGCGACGTTGGTAACCAGCTTCGCCATACGAGCGAAGGAGAATTTACCTTTCTCGCCATGCTTACCGGCTTCGACGCCCGGGATGCAGAGGCGTTCGGCCTTGGCGACCTCGGCATTGAGTTCATCGATACGGGTATCGATGCGGCCCAGCCGAGCGTCAATCGCGGCCTTTCCTTCCTCGTTCTCGGTTTCGCGCTTCTCTTTCCACGCGTTGAAGTCGGCGCCCAGTTGGACGACGGCCTCTTTTACATTGTCGATTACATTCGTCATTCCGTACCTCGGTTGAAGAGGTTTCGTATCTCGGTAAGTAGCTCTACCGGATCCTCAGCATCGGACGGCTCGGTATCGGGCACCTTGCGGATACCACCGAGGCAGTCACCGAGGTCGGTGATTGATCGTGCGAGCATGCGTTGCGATGAGGCAAGCTCGGCTAGCACGTCGTTTTGTTTGGCCTGTGAGTCGGCTATGGACTTGAGGGTTTCGGTGCCCCACGTGAACGACGGGTCATTGACGGTCACTCCTCTGGCGGCAAGAAACTCGGCTGTCTCGCGAGACCCATCACCCACCCGATGTAACGGCGCCATCGCTTCCATATCGTCACCCGACGCCCCCATATCAACAAACGCCCTCGCCCGCTTGCGCGCGTACTTCTCCCACTCCTTTTCCGTGGGATCCGTAATCGCGGCGTACCAGTCGGCATCGCGTTCGTCGATGTCCCCCGCCTTGATACCCTGTTGCAGAGCGTTCGCGTTCGCGGGCACAGTCACCAGGCTGAATTCCAACAGCTCCGATTTCTCGAACACCACGCCGAACCGACCGAGCCCCATGGACTGCCGTTCGTCATCGTCCTTGGGTACCTTGGTCTCGAACGGCTTGAACCCGATGGACCCCGCCTTGATGAACCCGCCCGCAGCGAGACGGAACTTACGCGCCGCGTCCTCGGACTCCTCGACAGCGAACTTGATGTCGGCCACCGTGGCGGGGCTTCCCTTGACTTCGACCTTGCGGATGTTCTCCGCCTTGCCGATCGGTTCCCCGCGGTCGTTGTGCCCAAACAGAATCACCGGGTTCTTGCGGAAGTTCTTCAGCCCCAAGCCACGTTGGCGAACGATGTCGCCCATGCGGTCCACGGATTCGTCCGAGAACACCCACGGGATAACCCCGGCTTCCTTGTTCGCTTTCTCGAACGGTCCACACGCATGGCAACGCGTTTGCGGGGCAATGCCCTTCACGTCCATAACGAACGCCTCACCCGCAGCCAGGAGTTCCCGTTCGTCGGCTGTGCCCGATGCGATCTGAGCGATAGCCCGTCGCTGTTCCGGGGTCAGGTCTTCAACGTCTTCGCCGTATGCCCACGCTCGGATGATGTCGTGTGTATTCATTCTTCGATTACCGCGAGAGTGGTGCAGCGACAGTTGACGACGGCGCCCGCGCTCGTTGCGCGTTCGCTGTCACCCGGCCACCGCAGACCGTTTGAGAACTCCTTGCCGACGTTGCGGACCTGGCCATCGATGCGATGGTTCACAGGTAGCGTCCGTACGAGATCGTCTCCCGCCGACAACCAATCGTGCTTCTCGACGTCGGCCTCTTCCATCTGCCGTACACGGGCAGCGTTGGCAACCGACGTTGTTTCGGTGCGTGCGATCATCTCGGCTCGGGTGCCTACCCGGTCAAGCATGACGCGCATCTCGGACTCCAGGTCTTGCAGGGCTTCCGCTACTCGCGTCGCAAGCGGGAGGCTATCGTCAGCGTCAGTCATCCCCCGCAGAATCGCGCGCTTGATCTGCTCGGCAAGCGTGGTCTCGGCGCCCTCGACAATGAGGATCTTCTTCGCCTTGAGCATGTCGACGATGGCGGGATCGGTCGCGGTGGGGAATGCCGTGGTTCCCAGCTCGGCCGCCATATCCTCGGCCGCGCGGTTGATGGCTTCCTTCATGCCACCCTCCATCGCACCCCACAGTTCGCGGCCCCACTTCTCTTCGTTGCCGATGAACAGTCGGTCGAGTTCGGCCTCGCTGATCGTGCGAACCGTCGTCCACTCAGCATCACCCTCGGGTTCGCCATAGATGTTCCGCTCGCGGTAGAGGTGCGACCACTCGACTATCGGAACGGGGTTGTCCTTCTTCCCCTTGGCGATATCGCGCAACCGACTGCGTTGAGCGAGGATCTGATCCTTCATCACCCGCGCGTATCCCTTGGCAATCTTCTTGTCGAAGGGAATCAGCATCTCATCGAACGCGTCGGCTTTCGCGCGTCGGTCTGAGTGCGACAACGATTTCACCGCCAACGGATCTACAGATCCTTCCTTCACGCTGGACAGGATCGCCTTCGCCCGCTTGAGATCAATCGGGAACGACGTGGTGAGCATCTGTTCCGCAGACGACTTCGGCAGGGTACCCGTGGCGACCTTCTGCACGATGTCCACCATCGCCGTGACCTGGGCTCCGTTCAGGCTGGCCTGCGGGCTCGCGGTGGTCTCGTCGTCCTTCTCTTCGTTCGCAATCGCGGTCAACGTGTTCGAGATGTACCTGTCCTCACCGCCGGGAATGTCTTCTTCGATAGTCAGTCCCACGATAGCGGCAGCCTCGGCGAACGAGCGACCGACACCCATGAGCTTCAGAATCCGCTCGACCTGGGAATCGATGTTCTCCCGCAGTGCGGGCACCGCCGAGAGATCGAACTCCATGACCACAGTCGACAGCGGCCCCCGGAGATCGGAGATGAACGCGCGATCGAATTCGTCCTCATAGTAGGACGTCTGAGGAACGATGGTGTTCTCGTAGAACACGCGGCGTGCAGCCTCGGCGTTGGCGCGGTTCACATCGTCCGTGATACCGAGGAGTGGCTTGGTGCAACCGAAGACCATCATCGACTGTTGCCGCATCCACTCCCGCATGGTCGCAAAGTCCATGTCGAGCGGACTGAACGCCGTGGGCTTGAACGACAGTCCCGCGGGCAGGACGGCGGTTTTCTTATGGTTGACCGCCTTCTCGTGATTCTCGTGGAACGACTGCTCTAGCTGCGATCTCTGCTTCTCATCGAGCATCGCGCTCTCGTGCTGGAGAACCCCGCCGATCCGGCCCCCGTTGGCCGTGAGAGCATCGTCAAACGCCTCGGCCTTGAAGGAGACGTTTGCCCCACGGAACGCGGCCTGCATCGGTCCCACACCCCTGAGCGGGTTGTGGGGGTCGGGATCGAACAGGTGGGCGACGGCGTGGTCCGGATACGTGACCTCGGCTCCGGTAGCAGAGTTGAACGCCCACGCGTCGGGGAGCCCGGACTTGTTGCCCTTGTCGAAGATCGGCTTGACCAGATCCTCGCGGACGGGCCAGATTTCGGTGGGGAGCTCGCCCGGCATGACGGGCTGGAGGTCCTTGCCGTTCATAAACCAGAACGACCCCCCCGCTAGCCCATAATGGATTTCCTGGATTCGCCAGAATTTACGGGCCGATAGCAGCGGATTGGGGCGCCGCATGAGGTCGAGGAACGCCCGGTCCGTGACGGGGGTTTCCTTCGACTCGTCCGTCCAGTACTTGATCGGGATCGCCGTCAGGGCGCGTGCGCGTGCGTTGATGCACGCATAGACGATGGCCGACTGGACGTAGGGGCGTTCGAGCGTTTCGGTGGTGCTCTGTCGGAGCATCTGGGAGATGCTCGACGACGTGGCGAACTGTCCAGGGAGTCCTCCCCCGATGGAGAGTGCTTTCTCCTTGATGAAGTCGTGGGATGTTCGCCCACCCACCGGCACCGAAAGTGTTCGCTCGATCTCGGCAGACCCCGAACGGAACTCTGCCCCCCGTGCTGGGTATGGTGGGGGCTATAGCGTCGGGATGCAAGGAAAGCAAGGGGAATCGATATATAGACGAAAAGCGCCCCGCCTGGATCATGAATCCGGACGGGGCTAACAGAGATCCCCGTGAGTACGGATTTGAAATCCGCCTCGACCATGGCCTGTGCGCTCGGGGTCGCCTGCGTATGGAACCCCCGGACCGATATTCCGACGGGTGCCTATATCCTGAAAAACCGAACTCACACAGTAAATCGTCCGACCCCCACCGTCAATAAAAAAACCCCCTCCCCCCGAAGTCGACTGGGGGAGGGGGTTTACTTGATGTAACGCGACTAGATGGGCATTCGCAGGGCACCATCCACCTATGCGAAATCGGATGTCACAGTCCACCAAGTTTACAAGTGCCCCCCGGCGACCGGACTAATGGATTGCGGGGGACGGTGTGCCAACAAGGCACGGGGGGATCATACCATTTCCGGGCCCTTTGTCAACAAAGAAGCCCCCACGAACTCGGCTAGAATCGCGCGGGGGCTGGGAGAGACGTTCTCCCCCTGATTGTGAAAGCGCCCCCTGCCACAACAGGGGACGCAATGGAGATCCGGTCCGGTAAGACCAGGGGCACACCATACCATTTCCGGCCCCAGTGCGCTACCTAATCGTCCAGGTCCGCCAGATTGTCGCGGATGTTTCGACCTGCCTCACCAATGGTATCGTCCACGACGTCATCCAGCGCCTCAGCCGCGCCGGTGTCCAGAGTTGCCTCATCCACAGCCTTGAGGATCTTGGTGGGCACCTGAGCGAGTTTGAACGGGGCGGAAATCAACTCTCCTAGCAATCGACCGAACATGGCGTCTCCTGGGTTAGGTGCTCACCATAACATGAAAGCGCCCCGCAATGGAGAGCACATCACGGGGCGCCAAGAAATCCACCAGCAGCAGCGGGAGTCCCTGGCCCGCTACGGGACTATACCACAGGATCGCACTCAGGACAACGCAGCGCCGTCAACTTCTGCCCGTTCGTGAGAACCATTACACGCACCTCGTCATCGTCGATGATGTGCTTGACCTGGCCAGCAATGATCGGCACCTGCTCGGGGGGCACGTCGCCCGGGATCTCGATTGCAACCAGGCACGCCTTGGGGATCTCGATGCACTTCGCCACCAACTCGGCAAGGATGATCCCGCGCTCGCCCTTGAGCAGCACCCCACCGTTGTCGAGCTTGACCCCCTGGTACCGCTGGATGTCACCGACCTCGCCCGGGTACGCCTCGCGGTACCGCCGCTCGAAGTCCCCGATAGCGAACATGAGGTGCTGCCACGTAGGCGAGCCGGGGTAAGCCGCAGCCGCGGGCATGACCCTGAACTCGATGGCCATCTTGGCGAGCCAGTGAGCAGCCTGGATTACGTCTTCGGTGGCGAAATCTCTTCCCATTGTCCGTCTATTTCGTCGAGGGGAGTTATGCGGTGACCGCGGTAAACGAACCACGTGCCGTTCTGGCTGCGCTTGAACTCGACGCATGCCAGAGATTCGGCGGTACGCAGCCAGTACCACCCGGGCTCAGTCGGTTTCTCCGATGTCCAGCTCATCGATATCCTCCGCGGTGATGTACCGCTGCGATGCAGGCCGGTCAGTGTGCATGGCTAGCATGCGGATTGCAAGCGGGTTGTTGTCAACGAACTCCTCGGCGTCCGCAGGATCGAACCCGCGACGGATGTTGACGAGGTGGCGGATTGCGTTTACTGAATCCATTGGCACCCGTAGTCCGCCAGGGACACCACGTGGTCGCACCCGTGGCACCGCACCGTGTGGACGCCGAGGGTTGTGCATGCTTCCTGGCCATCCTCGTTGATGAGTTGAAAGTGGGAATGCGCCGTCTTCGGACACGGGCCATTGAACAGGAGGCATGTCGCGCCCCTCGTGTAGTCCTGATATGTGCCGAGGGAATACTTGCAGATACCCATGGGCCAGGGCCAGTCGTTGGCGCTAATGGAGTAGGCAGTATCCCCAGTGCAGCCACACGCGCACGTGTAGTTGTTCCCCGCGAGGTGCAGGCCACAAGATTCAGCGGCGGGCGTGTTCCATGGATCGTAGGTGTCGGCGGATGCTTGGGAGCAGGATGCGAGGAAGAGGGTTGCTGTGATGATGATTGGTGCTTTCATTGTTCTCGTCGCATCCGTTCGTTTTCTCGCCGTCGCCATGCCCTGTCTTGTAAGTCAAGTAACCGGTTCACCTCAACCCTCAGCCTTAGGTTCTCCTTGGCGACGGTGTTGGCGTCTTGGGTGAGGGTTGCCTTGATAGCGTCCGACTTGGCGAGGTAATCACGCAGCTCGGCCTCCACATCCCCTGCGCTCGACGCTCGCCTCCACATCGCCTGAGCCATGGAAACGAACTGCTCGGTCGTATCCGCGCCGGGGATCGCTCGGAAGAGTTCACGCTTCTCCCCCTCCAGTTCGACTACCCGCCCACGCAGGTGCCGGATGAGATCGTCCTTCGATAGGTATCCCATCACTCTCCCTCCGGCGGGGTGGGGGCGTTGCGTCGGATGTTGCAGAATGCCTGCGGCGTGTGCTCGGTGATGCGGTTCCGCTTGTTGAGGGCCTGCTGCTTCGTCGCGCAGTACCACCCAAGGTCTCGGTAGCACCCATCGGACCCGCCGTAGTCCGCCTCACGCCCTGCCGCAGCCTCGATGGACTTGTCCAGGTTGAACGATAGATCCAGCGGGTACCGGGCCTCTAGCGCCCACCGGAGTTTGTGCCTGCTAATCATCCTCCCCCTCCTCTGCGTCGGGCGGGGTGGGGGGATAGCTGTAGGCGGCCAATGTCTGATTCTCGC